TTAGGTTTACCTAATTGACGAGAAGGTTTAATCTCAATCAACATCTTTTTATTTTTAATTGTTTTGATAATGAAGTCAGGAAAGTATCTATGGTATTTCTTATCAATGGGGTTATAATATCTAATAGGTAATTCCTCACTTGCCCAATTTACTATACCAGGATTAGTGTCGCAATAAACCATAAACCTACGCTCTAGTAATGAACGATAGACTATGTTATTTGGGTTACCGACATATTTTTTAGGATTGTTCGGTCTATATAATCCTTTAAAAGACTTGCTCATATCATATAAATAGTAATAACAATATTTAGTAAGGATATCAATATGGGTTGGACAAACAAAGTAGCAAATGTAATCAAAGGTAGAATAGGCAATATGGTTGCTGGAGCAATAGGCAATAAGTTAATGTCATCCTTTGCAGATCAAGGACAAACAAAGAAAATCGCTGCTAAATTACTCAACAAATCACCACTAGAAATAGGCAATCAGTCCTCTACGGCACATATGGCAGAAAATCCATATTCGTATGGTACGGTTTGCTATCCACAAGAAACAAGTAATCTAGGTGATGGTCATTATGTAATGTTTGATATTCTTACAGACAAGCACTCAAAATATAAATCAAATACTTTTGACAATGGAAGATTAATAGATGATTCAAAAAACTATGTTGGAGAACCTGTTAGACTTGGTGGAAGTGCTACTAAAGGTGGGTTAAGTGGTAGAAGACAAGGCACATTTAATAAAAGAATAAAAAGAATTAAAAGCAGAGGCATTGTTCAAACAAATAGAGTAAGAGGTCAGACTTCTGGTTTGTTTAGATATGCAGAATCAAATCATACTTATATTTCAGATAGTATTATATTGTATATGCCACCTGAAGGTATGAAATATAGTTATGGTGCTGACTATGAAGCATTAGAAACAGGACTTGCAGGTGATGTCGCACAAGGTCTTGCTGGTGTGATGAATGAAACAGGATTTGCAGATAGGTTAAAATCTGCTGCTAAAGGTACAAGTGGTGTTGTTGGAGAACTTACTAAATCGGCAGGGTTTGGTGTAGTAAGTCTTATACCTGGTTTTGAGAACTCCAGAGCAGTGTGGGATAAGTTTAAAGGTCAGGCAAAGAATCCTAATTTAGAGTCAGTATTTAAATCAGTACCATTTAGAGAGTTTAGTTTTCCATTTACATTTGCACCAAAGAATGAGAAAGAGAAAGACGCAGTACACAAAATATTAAATCTGTTTAGATTTCATATGCTACCTGAACATCAAAATGACGCTAATGGTTATTTTAATGTACCATCAGAATTTCAAATAACATATATGTATAGGGACAATGAGAACACATACTTACCTAGAATCAGTAGATGTGTTTTAAAGACTTGCGAGATTAATTATGCACCTGAAAATGTTGTATCATCATTAATACCAGATGATAGAGGTGCTCCACCAACATTAACAACAATGGCATTAACATTTGGTGAAACAGAAATTATGACAAAAGAAACTGTAGCAAAAGGATACTAATATGTATTTTGAAAGATTTCCTAGAGGTCAGTACATACAACCAGGCACAAAGAATTACAAACTTGTAACAGATTTATTCAGACGAGTAAAAATTAGAGATAAGATTACAGACGAAGCAAGTTTATATTCAGAATACTTTGTAAAAAGTGGTGAGAGACCTGAAGATATAGCAACAAAACATTTTGGCAGTCCTCAATTTCATTGGGTGATATTAATTGCAAACAAAATAACAGATAGATATTATGAGTGGCCGCTGACCTTCCAAGCATTTGAAGAATTTGTAAATGAGAAATATGATAATGCAGAAGGCATACACCATTATGAGAAGACGCAGACAAGTGGTCCACAAGACTCAATAGATTATTCGCACTTAATAGAATGCAATAGTAATGAACCAGGTGCTGAGGCAGTATCAAATAGAGAATACGAACAAAGAAACCAAGATAAAATTAGTAGAATAAAATTATTAAACCCAGGATTCTTACCAATGATAATTGAAGAATTTGAGAGATTGATGAATGAATAATTATGTACAGCGAATTAGACACAGATAAATTAACTTCCGCAGGCAGATTTCTTTTAGATGATATAACATTAGTGTCATATCAATCAGCAGATGGTTCTAATAAGAACGCCAAATCAATATCAATTAAAACATTAGTCCAAGAATTAAACATATATGAGTCTTTAGAAGGACCAGGTTTATCTGGTAATGTAGTAGTAGGAGATGGACAAGCAATTGTAGCACACTTACCACTAACAGGTTATGAACGAATAGAATTTAAATTATATACTCCAGGGTGCAGTAAAGGATATGATTTCTCATCAATCACTGGTCATCCAATGTATGTTTATAAAATATCAAATAGAAATGCGTTAACACCAAGATCACAAATTTATATGTTGCATTTTTGCAGTAAAGAAATGCTTGATAATGAAATGACACGAGTGAACAGAACATTAACTGGATCAATAGACCAAATGGTGACGGACATATTCAGAACCGATTTAAAGAGTACAAAGAATTTAATAATAGAACAATCAAAAGGTATGCACAAAATTATAATACCTAGATTAAAACCTTTCAAGGCAATATCTATGTTATCTACTAAAGCAGAACCAATGAAGTACAACTCCAGTGGTATGCTAATGTACGAAGACAGCGCAGGTTTTAGATTTAGAAGTTTAGAGAATATGTTAGCAGTTGCTGGGGTTGCAAGACCTGTAACTGCCAAGTATCAACAGAAACCTAGAAATGTAAAAGGTGGAGGTCAGCACTCAAATGTCATAGAAGAAATGCAGACCGTGGATGCCTTTACAATTAAAGACCAGTATGACACAATAAAGAATTTAGCAAATGGTGTATATGCCAGTAAGATGGTCACACACGATATATTTAATAAGACCTTTGGCGAAACAACTTTTGATTACAATATCAATTTTGAAAATGTCCACCATACTGAACACGATGGTAAAGGAGGCAAGATAGATAACAAATCACAATTGCCTATACTGAACTATAAAGATGGTAAATTAATATCAGACCACGCAGAAGGTACGGTTAACTTTGTATCAACAACAAAGAAAGTACAAAACGATTACGAACTACCAGAAGATGAACGCATAATACCTCAATCAATGTCGCAGAAACTATCCTTTAGATCACAGGTCATATCATTAGATTGTAAAGGTTTCACAGGTATATCGGTTGGTGATTTATGCAGTTTTGAAGTACCAAGTTATGAACCAGCAGGTATGGACAATCCATTAGATATTGATCCATATATGAGTGGTCGTTATTTGGTAAGAAAGATACACCACAAGATAACCACATCATTGGATCTCCATAGTATGAATTTAGAAATAGTTAAGGACGCCGTAAGAGTGGCATATCCAGAGGAGAATATAGATACATTCACAACAAGAGAAAACCTAGATAGTTTAACATACCTTCAATACCAATTAGATGACGCACTAACTGAAGGAGCAGACAGCGAAACCAGTGGGATAATGGCATAGAAATGCTGAGAGTCAGATTTTTTTTTAACACAACGGCAGGCACACCTGCCAGCACACGAGAGTGCCACCTGAATAACAATGAGAACAAACATAATGACACAGAATAAACCAATAAGATATGTAAAGAAGACTTTTAAGAGCATTATAGATACCTCTCTGGAGAAATATGACAATATATACTATCAGAACAAATACAGCATATTCTATAAAGGACACCTAGACATTATATCAGTAATCAAAGATAAAGTCAGTCTAGCGACTGCCTGGTTCAATGATAAGTATAGTAATATAGACTGGACTAGAGCAGAGGTGGGCAGTACAGATGTTTTTATTAACAATACACAGGTACAACACGAGTTGCGTAGGAAAGAATTAAATAGTAATAAATGATATATAGCGTAGTCATTAAAAATAAACAAATATCGGTACAATTAAATGGCATTTCTCGGAAATAATTTTCAATGGTTTGTTGGGTGTGTAGAAGACAGGCACGATCCAGAAAAACTCGGCCGTTTGCGAGTCAGATGTTTAGGCATCCATACAGCAAACAAAGACGCAATAGCAACCGCAGACTTGCCGTGGGCAAGCGTAGCATTGCCGACTACCTCTAGTGGTATCTCTGGTCTCGGAACTTCGCCGTCTTTCATAGTGGAAGGCAGTTGGGTGTGGGGATATTATAGAGATGACTTAATGCAAGAACTGGTGGTGGTTGGAACTTTACCTGGCAAGCCTGCTGAACTTGGCGATCCTGATAAAGGTTTCTATGACCCTAACAGGCGTAGTGATGATGAAACAAAAGACGAATACAAAATCTCCGTCTATCCAAAAAATTTAGAAGTGGACACGAATAGACTGGCCGTTAACAATCCAGCATTAGAACATAGCACACTCACAACAAGAACAACAGCAAGATTAAAAGATATACCCACAGCGGACTTTAATGAAATAGAACCGAACATCACGGCCAGCGATACCGATAATTGGTCACAACCATTACCACACGCTTACCATTCAGAATCGAATCCGACAGGTTATAA